GAGAGTTTTCTATAGTCTACTGTGTACAGTAAAACGTTTGGGGGGGGACGCCCCATGCTATTAAACATATCCAACTGACAAGCCATCAGTACCATGTTGTTTACATATTAAACTATTGTGACAGAACAGAACGAAATGGTATGTACCACATCGTTCTTTGTTCTTGGTCACATAGTTTAATATGGGCATGGTACTGATGGCTTGTCAGTTGCCCCGCCCACACGCGTGATGTAAGAAACCACTTGCGTTTATATAAGATACATGAGATACTGCTTATATCTTTAATAAACCATAGGAGGACATATGAAGATAATATTTAACTTAACCTTGGACAATGGCACAGTGATTGGTGGCGTTGAAAATGACTTAAGAGATTTAGTCATCAATGGTGTGACAGTTGTCAGTAATGGCAGAGCCGACACTATCCAGATAGAAGAGATCACTAACTTAAGTGATCAGTTTCAACCTAGAAGATTGGAGGACTTGTCATGAGAAAATGTTCACTTTGTGGAAAGTCTTTTGAAGGCATGGGGCATAACCCCATGCCCTTGAGAGAATATACCGAACGTTGCTGTGATGACTGCAATGAGGATTTTGTAATCCCTATTCGTATGGATTTGTTAGGGCGTAGCATCAGGGATAATACAGAATGATTTCATATGTCCCTACGATTAAGGGCGGCTTAGGTCGCCCTTTTTTTGTATTTGCTACGCTTGGATCCCGCTGGGCAGCCAGCAGCCTCCTTCAGCAACCAGATACAAGCGACAAGTAATCAGATACAAGCGACAAGCTAAACTGTCGTTTAGCTTGTCGCTTGTCAAGGCGTTCGCGTGCAATGAAAAATTGACGAGGATAGTTATATATGGGATAATCCCTATATAACAAATTAAACCATAGGAGGTAAAAACTATGCTAAGTAGAAAACACTACAACGAGATGGCGAAAATAATAAAGGAAGCTTCTTGGCTAATTGATAAGGGACCACACACTGCCAAGGATGTTGGTATTGACCCTTACGACTTAGTTATGAACTTGGGTTATTATTTTGAAGAGGACAATCCTAATTTCGATTATGAAAAGTGGTGCAATGCTTGTACTCCAGAAGAGGATTAAATAAACAATTAACAAACCATAGGAGGTTGATTATGTAAAGAGAATGACACTAGTACACTTGGGACATAGGACTTACCACTCCTATGGGTTAAAGCCGAGAGCTTCGCAAGAGGCCTCGGCTTTTTCATTGGCCGACACTAGCCACCTAGATCCCAGGCCGTCCGGGCTACGGCTAAGCAAATCCAAGCGACAAGTCGTACGACTTGTCGCTTGGACGAAGGCGTTTGGGCGATTGACAAATTTACAAGGAATTTAATTTCGCCTCAAGCTCGGCGTAGCTGGGAATCACAAATCCAACAGACAAGCCATGGGCGATTAACTCATCAACGAGGGACGAAGGATAAAGATAGAGCTGAGATTTTTTAGGTTGCCCTTGGACGAGGGACTTAACCAAGATAAAACAAGGAGAGTTCTTTCTAGTTTTATGGAAGGCAATTTGATGTGGAGAGATTTTTATTCGTTTACTTTTTGTTACTTTTAATTCAATCGTAAAGAGAACGCCATTTTCAGTAGTGCCTAATAAATCTGGAACGCCTTGAGTTGCCCACGACTCAATCCTTAACCATTGTATTTTATTGACATTTTTCTTGAGTTGTTGATAAAAATTCTTTTCGGGAGTGCTAGACATTTATATAAGATATTTATTGATATTTCACAGCACACGAGTATAATTATAGAAGGAGTAAGTCATAACGATTTACTAATTTAAAACAATTATTTATAGGAGTAAATAAATATGAAAAAATCACCTATGAGACTTAAAGATCGAGAGGTCTTAGTCAATAAAATAGCAAGAGGAGTGGAGGCAGAGAATTTGAAAGTTCTTACCAAAGCAATCGAAAAAAACAGAAACTATAAAACGGCAAAAGTTTATAGTCTTGATGTGGAAATTTTAAAAGATAAGCGAAACGAACTTATCAATAAAATTAATGAGAAAGAACGTCAGATTAAAGACTTAGTTGAAAAAGTAAATAAGGCATTGCCTATCAAACAAAATGAAAACCATTACGGGTTTGAAGTAGGTTTGAGATATAGCACTTCCAATTACGATAAATATGACGGCTTAGCCATAGTAAGTGAAATAGGTTGGACATTAAAAGATACCATAATGGAAGAAGTATCTTTGGCAACAATGGACAGTTATTGCCAAGAAGATATTTTTGGAATTATAGAAAAACTTACAGCACAATTTTCAGGAGGTAAGTAATGGGTGAAATGAGTTGGATTTACCACGAATTGGAACGAGCAGAAAGTGAAATTAAAGCTCTCAGCTCTAGGGCATTTCTTGGAGTAGAACATCACTGGACAGAGGATAAGGAATTTGTCCATGAATTAAAGGGACTTGTTTCAGCTCAAACTTATACGTTTGTGGTTGCACAGGTAGAGGCAGACTGGCAGGACTTTCTCAGCGATCAATTAGTTAAATACGGGGAGGGCTAAAAGAACATTTGCAAAGATAGAGGTTGCGTACAAAAGATCGGCTCGGAAGAAGTACGCCTAACATTATTCTTCTTGGGTATTTAGCGATATCCTATAAAACAAAAACCTCGAACTTGCTTAACAAAGGAGACAAACATGGATTATAAAAAAGAAGAAATCGAAGAATATTTTAATGACTACATTAAAGAAAATAAGGAATACTTAAAAGAAGATAAGTATTGGAAAGACGAGTTACACCACCACGCTTTTAATGAGGACTATTACATCATAGGAAATTATCAAGCTAAACAATGGCTAGGAGATATGGCTTTTGATGTTATAGAACATATTAGAGAATATGAGAACTTTCATTTTGGCGAAGTCAATACGGATTTTTCTAGCCCAGAGAACGTTGTAAATATGTACGCTTATATTATTGGTGAAGAAGTTGTACAGGAATACTTAGCAGAATTAGAAGAGGAGCAAGAAGTATGAAAGACAAGCAACAAGTAATTAAAAAAGCAGACAAGCAACAAGTAATTAAAAAAGCAGAATGGGAACTGTGGCACTTAGATTGTGCTTGGGAATATATCAAGGAATATGTTTTTAAAGATGGTAAACCAGCAATTTACACGGAAAATTACAAGCGACTAGATGATGCCATAGATTTTATCGACAAGTTTATTGAAGAAAATACGGAGGAAAAATAATGGAAGAAATAGTAAAAATATTAGACCAATATCATGTAGACGATTTTGATTATGTGCTTATCAAAATTCTTCAAACCATAGTGGAGCAAAGAGAACTTAGAATGGCAGAGGAGGAAGCATGAAAAGATATAAAGTTACAGCATACGCACTTAATCATGTTTGGTATCGTGAAGAATGGATTATAGAAGCAGAATCGCAAGAAGACGCAATTATAAAAGCCGAGTTGCAAGAAGGTGATTTAATAGGAGAAGGCAAAGGAGACGTTGAAACTTGTCGAGCAAGTTTTGACTTTGACCATATAGAAGAACTTGAAAAGGAGAAAGCATGAAATATACAATTAAATTTGGTATGGCAAGAGCTTATTACACACCTGAATTACCTGAAAATACTAGGTCAAAAACTTTTACTAATAGAAAAAAAGCAGAGAGTTATTGGGATAGATTAGATAAATTTACTTTTAAAGATCCTATTCTTTCTGAGTTTGATTTAATAGCTTGGAAGGATTGGATTGAGGAGGAAGCATGAAACACACTCCAATTAAAAGTAAGCCCACTTGGGAACTAAGAGTCATGATAAGGGCTTTATCAATGATGCCTTCGCTAAACACGGAAGCAGAGAACGAAAGACTTGAGGAAGCCAAAGAAGAATTAAGAAGGAGACAAGCATGAGTAAATTATTAGAAGCAGTTAAAGAAGCAAGTATATCTGTTGCTTGTTTGCTTGATGATGTTGCAGTTAATAAAGATGATATTTTAAATGGTGAATTAGATTTAAATGAACTGCAAAAAGATATTGAACATTTACAAAACCAGATAACAATAATAGAAAATAGTTTAGATGAACGATACTCATTTTGGAGAGCAACATGACTCAATATAATTTACAAGTTGAACGACAAGCAGTTTTATTAGAAGCCGAAGCATGGGCAAAAGAAATAAAATCCTATCACTATCACAGCTTATCAAACATGTGGTATGACACTAGACCAGAAGACACTTCTGATGGCAAATATGTCAGAGACACGCAATACAATGATGAAAGCATTGAAAGAGAATTAGAAGATGGCACGATTGTTTATTTAGGGACTAAACTAACAGGGGACGCACTCATCAACAAATACTTGGGCAGATGAAATATATTTTTCAACATCAAAGCGACGTGCTTAACAGATTAGTTGAATGGACTTGGAAAGATGAACGAGCATTTACTTGGAAAACTTACAAGCCAAAAATTACTGACGTAAAAATCCTAACCGAACTCACCAATGACGAGAAAAAATTAGTCAAAGCAGAACTTCACCAGCAAATCATGGACAGGGAACACCCACCCAAAAGCGACAAGTCTAAGATTCGTGTTCTATAATCTTACTCTCGTTTATACTCTCATCTAGTAACGGCTTGTAATCTCCTACAAGTGTTTTAATCTTACTTTTAATTTCTTCTATGGAGAGGCTTTCCAGGGATCCCGTACGAATCTCTTTACGCTCAACATACAAGCCAGCCGCACGCCCTCGTTGCACTTCGGCAGCAACAGCAGAAGTAAAATTACCTTTTTCAATAGCTAAGTCTCTGATCTCTGCAAGTTTTCTTATGTGTCTGCCATAAGTAACTTGATATTTATTAGCTAGTTGGTTCTGTAAATGCTCAATGTATTTAACTACTTTAGGAAACATACGAGGATTAGTAAGCTCAGAAGCTCTAACAGAGGCCGATTCTTTGGCGTATCCTGCTGCGATTGCACACTCTTCTTTGGTTTTACTTCCATCATTGTAGACATACTCTTCAGCAAAGCGTTTAGCTTTATCGGTTATATCAAAGGAAGCGGTAGTCAGTTTTTTATCTTTTTTCTCTGCCATCGAGAATATTATAAACATGAAATAGACTTAGGCGACAAGGGGGAGTGGGGATATTGTCGCCTAAGCAGGAGATTATATGAAAGTCTTTATCATAGCACTATTTTTCACATAATGTACATAATGTGAACCTAATGTGGTAGAAATTAGGTAGAAATCCTTATAGAACAAGGGCTACAGGCTGACATAATGTCATAATGTCATTTTATTCTTAAATTTTGATAGTCCATTCCTAGAAAAATCACAAAATCTCACATTCACATTAGGTGAAATTATATTTTAAGTGTATATGGGAAAGGGTTTTTAGCCTGTTTTGACCTAATTTTTACCTAATTTCTACGTTTTTTTCACATTAGGTGGTCCTATCAGGTAGTCGAAACGTTCACCTAACAGGACCTTTGTCCTTGGTCCGTGAGCCTTGGTCCTTGGTCTAATA